ATACAATATAACAGGATATAAAAAGGGGGTGAATCCATGAAAACCAAACAAGCTGCAACCGGCAAGACGTTCACAGAGGACCATATCAGGGGCGCTGCGCTCGCCGTTTTAAAAGATGCTCACGCCCTCAAAGCCGAATCCAAGTCAGATTTTGAGGCAGAGCATTACCGGGGAATGGAACATGGCGCAAAATGGCTGCTGCACAAGCTGGGCCTCGCAGTCACCGTTGAGCAAGTTACAGAAGATCAGGTCAGGGACGCTGCGCTCGCCGTTTTGAAAGAGGTCAAAAATGGTTTGCCGGCGTTTGAGGCGGTGATTCATCTAGTAGAGAAGTTGGACGTCATAATCACTGTCGGGCAAGTTGCTAATCTCTAAAAATTTAAGGAGGGGTTTTATTATGGCAAGGAAGGTTATCGATCGCGTGGTGTACGACACGGAAAAGGCGGAAGTTATTCACGATTGGTGGAATGGACATTCAACGACTGATTTTTCTTACTGCTCGGAAGTGCTTTATAAGACAAAGAAAGGCAATTTCTTTCTCTGCGGCGACGGCGGCCCGATGAGCAAGTATGCGGTGGCCCTGGGGAACAACTCCACAGGCAGCAGCTCCGACAATATCACGCCGTTAAGCAAAGAACAGGCTATCGCATGGCTGGAGCATCATGGCGGCGACGAGAAGATCCTTGAACTATTCCCGGATGACGTTGAGGAAGGTTAGGAGGTCGTGATATGCGGTTAGGTATGCGTTATGCGCTTGAACAGCTGAAGCGCATCCGTCCGAAGGCGGCTTATCTCAGTTTGGTAGAATATTTCACACGCAGCCATGAGTGTTGCTGGCGTGTATATAGGTATGCGAATCCAGGGTCCAGGTCTTACCGCCTGTTAGCCGAAGGGGTACAGGCCGGCAAGGCTGCGGGGATGCTGCTCCGGCGCCCTCACGTCGGGGAGTGGGTACGGCCCGATAGTGTCCATAATAGCCGTAGCGGTCACCACATCGACGGCCAGAGCTTCCGGGCCAGGCGGCATATCGCTGATATTGTCCCCGATGGCTGCGTCAATGTGCGCGCTGCTGTAGCCGATAAGGATTAGCACCTGCAGGAGAATATGAAGAAAGAGGCCCCTCGGCTGTTACCAGCTGGGGGGCTTTTTCAGAAAGGAGCAATGTCTAATTATTTTAAGCCTGTAATCTTCGTGACGTGCTTCGGCTGCAGCAGGCAAATGTCCAGCATGGCGTACACCCGCATATAAACGGCGCCAATCTGGTAGGCGTCGGCTGTCGAATCCGAAGCGCTGAATCTAATTTGAGACTGCAGGCCTATCGCCATGGCCGAACTATCGAATATCATGGATGTACTTTCATCCTCACCCGTGCCCTCGTTAGCCGGCAGTTGGTTAGAAACACGGGGGGTTAGCCCCTCCAGCACCTTAGGCTGATTAAGAGGCTGGTTGGTGGTATCGGTAAGCAGGTTTAATTTTTCGTCAACTGTGGCATTATAACCCCAGCTGTTAGGTTCGCCGTTCGCTTGCCGTATCTTGCCCACTGCCTGGACAAAGGGAGCATAACTCTCAAGTGCCTCTGTGGCTGTGATGCTATTAATCTCATCGTAGGTCAAGATCCCTTTCGGTTCGTCCGCTTCAGGCCCTTCGCCGAATAGGCATTTTTTATCGATAACATCAGCTAGAGAGTTAACCATAGCGGTTTGAAGGACATTACTCAGATTGGATGCAGAATGTACCAGCTCTAACGAAACCTGCATCAGGCCGTAGGCGGTTTTGCTTTCCAGCTTTACACCTTCAAAAGTTACGTCTGAGAGTTCTGCGGGCGCCAATTCCTTTTTAAATCCAAAGACAGGGTCTTTTACTAATTTCGCCATTGTCAGGTTATTCGTGTCCATGATAATTAATGGTACGCCTGCGCCAAAGAGTAGGCTGCGATTCCGGATCATATCGATGATCTTGGATGACAGCACCTCAGGGATTACAATGGTCGCCGTACCTGTGGAAAGCGCTGAAAAGGCAGCGCTTTCAGCCGCTGCGCCGTGCCAGTCTCCAATCAGAGCCCCTTTGACATACCGCCCCAGGTCAAGCTGCCTATCCTCTGCATCAGCGCGCTGTGCGTAGTAATCAGCCAGGGACTGCCCTTGTGCGAATATGCGGCAATCCCTTAATTCCACAGGGCCGTTGCCGGCAGGATGGCTGCCGCTGTAGCCGTTTACCGGGGCGCCGCCCGTGCAGCCCTCTAGTTCCATCTCATCCAGCTTGCGCTGCGCATCAATCTTGGATTGAAGTTCCTGCATATCTTGCATTTTTGCGTCAACGTCTTTCTTTTTCGCCTTATCGTTGGCCAGTAAATCCCTAATCTCACCCTTTAGATCTTCCATTCGGGCCAAAAGTTCTCTAAGCTCTTTCGACATAATTATTTCTCCTTTCGCGTATATTTTAAAATTTCGCCGGCATGGAGCATAAGATTAATCCGAAAATCATCGATCATCTTCTCCAGGTGAGGCCTGTCCTCAGCTCTTGCCACACCCTGGGCATCCGAAAGCAGGTTTAAAAACATCTGCAGGTCATCTTTGTCCAGGCGGTTTGTCTTGAGCAAGGTAAAATAATTGCCCTTCTCGTATTCTCTGTATACGCGCTCCCATTTCTCCAGAGCCTGGCGAACTAAGCTGGACAACGTCGCCATCGGCTGGTAGCCCTTCTCCCGCAGTTCCCCCACCAGGTCATGAAGAGCAGCCATTTCCTCAGCTGATAATCTTACCCGGAGCATTTTATTCTCATTGGTCATCGGTAAGCCTCCCTCCATATGCTACATTTTTATTTATTGTAGCACATAGTGTGCTACAATGCAAATCATAGTTCTATATGGCTTTAATTTCCAGCTGGTCAATATATTCTGAAACTCACTGGGGATTTTATTGTACGGGGGATGGCCCTTCCGCTCCTCCAGGCTTCGTTTTAAAATTTTCAACCCCGCCCTAGAGGGTTAAATAGTCTTTGATTAACATAATTACCAATATTAAGCCGTTATCTTATTTTCGATTATTTCATGAAACATTTTCGATTTATAGGCAGCCACAATTCTTACAATTCGGCAGCGCATTATAGATTCTTGTGTAGGCAATATCGTAAGCCGACGATGTGCGCAGCTGAAACTGTCTGGCTTCCCATCCTACCAATCGGAGCAAGCGGGGCTTAAAATCCCTGTACCAGATCTTATTAGCGCAGAAGCTCTCTCCCCGTGCCTTTACCTGTCTGGCCTCCCGGAGAAGGTCTCTCAGTTCTGGTTCAATTGCTGTCATCTGTTTGAATGTCATTGTTAGCTCCTTTCCCAGTATTGGTATATCCTAGGTAGCCACACTATAGCCACACTATAGCCATACTATAGCCATACTTATAGCCAGGGTTGAAAGGCTTAAATACAGGATCTAGCCATACTAGCCAGGGTTGAAAACACCCTATTATATATTTACTTCTGAAATTGTATTAGGGTAAGAATAACCCTGGCTACCCTGGCTGGATCCCTTTGTTATGTGGGTTAACCCTGGCTATAACCCTGGCTATAACCCTGGCTCAACCCTGGCTATTTTGTGGGTACTTATCCCATCCTATGCCAGTATAAGGAAGAGGGGCATCTTCCGTAAATTGGATCCCGATCCAACCACGCGGCCCGTAATTTCCATTTCTGCCCTCAGCTACACCTGGTCTGGCTTGCAGCAGCCTGGGTTTTAGTTTTGTTTGGCTAACCGGTTTTAATCTCTGTTCCTCACACCACCGACAATAAGTATCATAGAATGCTTTCTTATCTGTGAAACCGTCAGGCTTAAGTTCTGTACATTCATTGCAAAAGGCCAGTACAGAATCATTTGCTTTCTTGTATTCTTCCAGGGCATTGGCAACAGATTGCGGCGTAGTAAAGCCCCCTTGAGCGTACACCTGCTGCAGTCCGGCGATCGCCCAATTTAAAATTCCAGAGAGTTCCTTAGGACGGGCCAGCTTCTCCGGCAGGTCCCGGTCGGTTTGAGGATTATTTTCGTCAAAGACTTTCTCAAAAGGCAATATGATCCATCGTCTGTAATATGCGAAAGTAGTATCATTGGCTCGCGGGATCGTGTTTGCACTGAACAGTAGCCTTGCATAATTTTTAAAGGTGAATCCGTCCTTGAACTTTTTTTCCGCATCGATGGGATCACCTGAGACCAGCATCTTTAAAAGCGTTGTACTTTTCAATGCCCGGCTGTCCAGGTCGGCGAAGGTATTAACCAGCTTGCCCACCAGGCCGGCAGCCTTGAAGCGGCTTTCCTCCAAGTCCTGCAGCGCGATATGCGACACATTGTCGGCGCCAAGCAGATTATTAATTACATCCAAAAAGCGGCTCTTGCCGTTGGCGCCCGTTCCGGTAAACATAAACGCTTTTTCAAAACGAGTATCAGGGACCAGGCAATAACCTAATATCTCAAGGGCCAACTGCAGCGAATCATTTTCTAATGTGGTCCTAAGGTATTTATCAAAAATCGGGCAGGTAGCTGCTGGGTCATACACGACGGGCAGCTGCACGATCTCAAAATATCCTGGACTATGTGGGTGTAATTCTCCCGTGCGCCAGTTCAGCCGGCCATTTTTTACGTTGATAATATCCTTGTCGGGCGCCGGCAGTTTGGTGTATTTTTGCCTTTTAATGTAGTCTAAGGTTTCTCGGATCCGACTGGTTCTTGTGTAGGTTTTCAGCGCCCTTTGAGCGATTTCAGCTAGAAAATTTTCTCCATCAGGCCTATAAACACCCTCTTTGTAAACCCACAACTCGCCGGCAGCAAACTTTATATAAAAGTTAAGCAAGTCATCCGCTAAGTAAGCGGGAATAAAAGTCCCTTTTTCATCAAAATAGTTACCAGAGAATCCGGGGGCGTTAGTATTTCCTTCGCCGGCCACCGGCTCCGTCTCTGGTGTTCCGTCCCAGTTAAGGGGGCCAAAAGCTTTTTTC